GAAAATATATAGTCATCTTTTGTGACTATCCTCTTTTGAGCAGAAAAATAAGCCATTGCATTTCTTTTAACACTTTCCAGATTTTCTGCACCTGCACCTCCTGTTGCTGGTTCAAAGTTTATTACTGCTAGTGAGTTCTTAACTACTGCCAGTGTAGAAGAGTCTAAGCCTTGTTCATCTATTTGAGTATTTGCATTTATAGTTGTTATTGTCTTTGAGTCAACATTGCTATTAACACCTTTTCCAACCCTATATGTCACCACCAATGATGTATTTGATGGAGCTAGACCGTATGTTCTTGAATACAAAAAGTTTGATGGATCGAATCCTCTATCTATCTTTGACTTTTCACCTGGCAATGCTGTTCCAAGGTTGTTTGAGTTAGGAAGAATCTTTTCATCACTATATGAAGAGACTCCAGAGCCAAAATGAACCTTTGTAGTTCCATCATCATTTACAGTTGTCTTAAATCTTCTTGGTGTTGTAAGCATACTCAGTATCTTTGGAGTTTGGTGCTTGTAGGCAGACAATTGTGGGTCAAAAGCCCAATCATTAACATCTTCCCTAAATACAGTGTCTTGTGCCAAATTATCAACCTCGTACCATGTATTTCCATCTGTATCAACTATTGAGTCTATTGATATTACATTTTCATCTTTTATTGTAAACGAGTCATTTGGTGTTGCTGAGCTGAATGAAAATGTTTGAGACTTCTCTTCACCATGTTCACAGTCAACAAACTTTTTTAACAAATAATATTCTGGTTGGCCTGTTGATTGATTTATCTGATATACACTTATATTTGTTGGGTCTATTGAGCTTGATACTGCAAAATCAATCTGCGTTAGTGTATTGAAGTTAAAGCCACCTATAGATGTACATTTTGCACCTTCATTTACTATTAGGCAATAGCTAAAGTCTGGTCTTGAAGCTGCACCAGTATTTATTGATGGTAAAAGCTGATAGATTGCTAATCTGCATGTAGATGGTGTTGTCACTCTTGGTTTATATCCAAATGATTGTGCTATTGCAAAAACATTCTTTTGTTCCTGAGCTCTATCAAGCAATTGTTCTTTCATAGAATAGTCTGTATACATTGATAGTACATCGCCAACATATGATGCCATTTCAATAAACATCATACCTGGTGATGCCTCACTAAAGTCATTATATGTATTTGGATAATATGTCTTTGCAAACTCAATTAAGTTTGCTTTATATGAGTCAAAATCCTTTGATAGATAGTTTATTTTTTTACTAGCCATTATGCAACTCCAGTCGTAATTTCTAATATTTCATTTATATCATACTCCCTAACTGAGAAGCCTAATACTATATTTATTTTGTTTTCACTTTGATTTACTTCAAGATTTTCAATTCTGCATAGTGGCATGTATTTGTCAAATGCATCTTGTATCTCATCATATATTGTTTCATCTAGGTCTCTAACATTCTGTTCAAATAATAGATTATATATATTTGTTCCAAAATCTGGGTTCATTATTCTTTCACCCTTATTTGTCAATATTAAATTTCTAACATTTGAAATAACCTGGTCTTTTGTTAGATATGAAGACCTAAAAAGAGTACTTCCATCTATTCCCGGTTTTGTTCCTCCCGATATTCCACTACTACTTGTACCATCCTTTGAGTAGCCAGAGTCAGTAGTTGAATTATTACCAAATGGTAATACTATACCAATTGCCTTTTCCTCAATCAAGTCAATAGGATTTATCATCTTAGGATCAACTACGTCTCTACGTCTGCCATAGACAGCCTTTACAGATGTTCTACCTGTATACTCACCCATTCTTGACTTTGATTGTGCCATTTTTACTTCTTAAATCTTTTTACTAATTCTGTATAATCTCTTGTTAGTGCCTTTTCAACAGCAGCATCTACTGGTTTATGAGCTAAATCTTTTGGTACCATACTTTCAACTGTTGGTGTCCCACCTTGCAATTGCATGAATTGACTTCTAGCATCATTAGAATTAAATGTCTTCATTGTCTTGAAGCTATTGTCATTTGCTGTTGCGTTTAGTGCCTCATTAAGAGAGGCATTCTTTGCGTAACTTATACTATCATGCTCATTAAACTTTTCAATCATACTATTTTGAACTTGTTGAGCACTTTGCTTTTTCTTATTACCAAATATCTCAGTAAGAGACTTTTCAACTTCCTGTTGTACTATCTCTCTGATTATCCTTGATAATTTCTTTTTAGCGTTTGCCATAAATTTACTCCTATTTATTATAAATATTAGATTTATTATATTTTTATGCTTTTAGCTTTTTAATAGCAGACCCTATTTTTGCTACTAAGCCAGCATTACTTGCTGGACCTGTTGGTCCTACACCAGTTGTAAATGTTGCACTACCTTTTACTAATTGGTCCAGCTCCTTTTGTATATTTTCGACTACATCCATTAACTCATCAAAGTCAACTACCCACTTTTTTGTTGATAGTCCTATCTTATCTGCAGACGACATAATTATATTGTCCTTTTTAGAGCTTAATACCAATCTATTTGACCTCATTATAATTTGTCCATCTGCATATTCATTTATCTTTTCATAGTCCTTGTGCGTTGGAGATTCTAGTTGTAATGTAGATATAGGTGCTTCAGATGCTAAATATATTGAGCAATCATCTTCAATAATATCCTCACTACCTAACCCTTCTTCCTCGTCATTATTACACGTTATCATCATAACAGGTTTATTTTCAGACTTACCACCAAACAGCTTTCCTAAAAAGCCCTCCTCTGATGTTGATGTAAATCTAATTGTTTGGCCTGCCCTACCTTCAAGTATTATATCACCTTCTGTTGGGTCCATCTTTCTTGTTTGTCTAGGTTTAGCAAATAAACCAAAAAAGAAGTCTGATTTGTCTGGTAATACTGATGCTCTCTTTTGTGATATATTTTCACCTAATTGGCCTCTAGAATTAAAAATATTTGAATAGTAGTATTGTTTTTCAGGTCCTTTTATTACAAGTACATACTCACCTGGAAGAGGTACTGCTCTAAAATACGGACTTAATGGTCTTACTTGTAATGACTCACCTATGCCCACATTTGACCCATCTGGACCTCCTAATAGTGGCTTTACCATTAGTGAATCAACACCAGTAAATCCACCTATGTCCCTTGATGTAGACATTGCGTCTACAGTAGCAATAAATTGACTAGGTAGTTCATCTTTTTTTCCACCAGTATTAGATGACTTTTTCATACTTGAGAAAAAGTTTGTATATGATGGCTTATTTGGATTTGGACCCTGACTTTTGTATTTGCTCATTTTTATTATCACCCCTTGTCATATCATCAACAGCCTCTAAAAGTTGCTTTTTCTCCTCCTCTGTTAGTAAAGGTGAGTCACTATTTTTATTTTCTGTCCTTGCCATAGCTCTTTGTACTATTGCTGCCATTTTAACAAGGTGTTCATCATTTTTAACAGAAGCTTCCAAATATTCTTTTATTAGTGGTACAATAATTGTTGCATCTCCAGAGTTTTTAATTAGAGGTTGTAAGTCTGATATTAGTATTTTTATTTGCCTATCTTTCTCTTTAGAGTTTACATAAATATCCTCTAAAAGCCCAGAAAAGGTTTTTCCCTTAAATATTTCTTTGTTTCCATCCATATCAATAATAAATATCAAATTGGCTAAAAACGGCCATTGTTTTTATATAAAGCAAACTTTTCAATAAAGTGCTGCTTAATAACATTAACAACTCTAGTTATATATTGGGTTTTAACATCAGACATTTCTCTAATCATAATATATATAGCTTTTTTATTAAAATTATCTATATCAGACCTTCTATTAAAGATTTCTATTATTGATTCTAGAATTTTTACATCTCTATCTTTAGAGACAATTGTTTTTTTGTTTTTTGACAACCATACTGTGAATTGGTTCATAAACTCATGGAGCTCCTCTTGGTCTTTTTCTCTTACAACCTCATTAGTCACATTCCTTCTTTTGTCGATAACTTCAAGGCCCTTTTTTCTTATCATATTTTTATAGTTGTTATTATTGTGTAATATCAACCAATTCTTTGCGACAATTGAAAAATATGAAAAAGCCTTACCCTTATCTGCAGTAAATTTGTCTAATTTCTCAAGTAGGTGTACTATTACTTCGTGTTGTACCTCTCTTGTAGGATAGTCAAAATAATAAAACTTAAATCTATGTATTAAGTTTTCAGTAAGCTTTTCAAATGGATATTGTATATGCTCCTTATAAACCTTATTTCTTAGCTCATAATTTTTTTCATGATTGTATGCAATTATAGCTGCTTGCGTATCTTCTGTAAAGTATTGCTTTTTTGACCTCGGCCTACCCCTCTTTCTCTTTTGAGGGCCTTGTGCTGCTAATAATGCTTCTTGTATCTTTTTTTGTTTTAAGTCTTCGTAAAATTGTTCAACAGGGCTTAGCAATTATATTCTCCCATCTAATTTCTCTAATACATCCTTTAATGCATTAAAAGTTTGTCCAACCTCATCATCAGACTCAAATATATCCTTTGAATCTATCTCCTTCATTTTATTATATGAATCCTTGATTGACCTTCTTAGTTCAGTATTTTCATCTTCCAGCTCTAATACAGTATCTATTTGGTTTTCAAATTTCTTTAATAGATTCCATATTATAAATGCCATTATAGAAATTACTAAAAAAAATGCTATATATATGTATATACTTATATCCATTACTTACCTCCAAATAGTTCATCAAATAGTTTTGACTTATCGTTTTTAGGTTTTGCTGACTTTTTATATTTCCAGTTTTCAAACTCAATTCTTGATGCCATGTGGTCAGCGTGGTGCATAATAATTGGAAGATTTGTTCTTAAACTTCTTTCTGGTAAATATGACTTTAGATAGGTTGTATTAGCCTCGTCATATACACCATCATGAGTTAATATACCAATCATTTCATTTTGACTTACCTTAATTCCAAACTCCTGTAGTAGCCAAAGACTTCTATGTGGTACGGACATATGAACTATATCTGGATTGTTTGTATAAATCTTACCTTGATTTTTTCTATGCCATTCACTAGGGTTTGGGATATAGTATTCATTATCCAAATCACCCACCTTTCCTAGGTCATGGTTAAGTGCAACAAACATTAGCTCCTCATGGCTATAATTATCG